CAAAAAGGGATATTTATTTATATTCCCATCCTTCGCAAATCATATGGTAACAGAATTGATGAGTGGAGAACGATACATAATGAGAGAAACATATATAGGAGAACCTTTTAAATGAGGTACAATAATGATTTAAAATTTTCAATTCAAATACCAAATTTTCTTTCAGAAGAAAAATGTGATGAATTAAAGAGAGACATAATGGAATCTGAACAAGATGTAATTGGTTGTGTAGGAGATAAAAAAGGAACAGCAATTTTACCAGAAATTAGAAAAACTAATGAGTGGTATTTGTTTGACCAACCTGATAATGAATTCAGACCAGATAAGACCAACAAAGATTGGAAATGGTTACAAGACAAGATGTTTCAAATGGTAAACATAGTTAATGATAGTGTTTTTCATTTTGATGTTGATGGTTGTGATGATGAATTAAAACTAATAGAATACCAAGATGGTGGATTCTATGGATGGCACACAGACTTTAATGCAGGTAGTTGTTCCAACAGAAAAATTGTAGGAATTATTCAATTGACAGACCCAAGTGAATACGAGGGTGGAGATGTTCAGTTCGGTATTCAAGATAAAGATACAAAAGAGTGGTATACAATGAACAAGTTAAAAGGTTCATTAACATTATTTCCGGCATTCCTATGTCATAATGTAGTGCCAGTAACAAAGGGTAAACGATATGTAATCCAAGAGTTATTTGTAGGAGACCACTTTAGATAATGTATAATCCAATTGATATGTCAACACTTAAAGCAAACCCAAAATTTAGGTGGTTTGTTGAAAGAGAAAACTTTTTCTCACAAGAGGAATGTGATGATTTGAAGAAGGTTATTGATACACAATCTACAAGGCAGAATGGCTATTATAAAGACACACGAGATGATGAGGAACATCAGAGCGCTTGTGTAATTAATATTAAAAAGACAGATGATTCAAAATTATTAGATAAATTCTGGATGGTATTGAAACTTTCAAACATACGATATTGGAATTATGATATACAGGGAATTTATAGAAATAGAGTCCAAGCACATAGATATGATGTAGGTGACCACTATTTACCACACGCAGACTTTCATTGGATGGATGACCATAGCACTACTAAATTAACTTGTATTATATTTTTAAATGATGATTATGAGGGTGGAGAATTTAAATTTTTTGACAACCATATAATAAAACCAAAGACAGGTAAATTAGTTATACATCCAGCAGTTGCAGGACACGAGGTAATGCCAGTAACTAAGGGGGCAAGATACTCTTGTGTTGCTTGGGGAGTAGGAGATACCTTTGTATAAAACTTTGGTAGTATCAACCGAAAGGTGTGGTTCTACAAACTTTATGAAAACATTAGAGTTAATTTATAATGGAAAGTTTTGGGAACATCCAATTTTTAATGATTTCAAATCACAAATAGATAATATTGGATTCAGAGAGTTTATGGATAAGAGTTATCAGTTAAGTGATTTTATGGGAACAAAGATTGTCTATAAAAATAATGATATGTTTGTCAAAGATTTAATTGACTATCACGATAAAGTTTTTTTATTAGTTAGAAATAATTTGTTTGAACAAGTTATATCATTACACATAGCAAATGAAACTGATATATTCCACGAAGCAACCGATATATCAGTAAAGGCATTAAGTTTAGATAAATTAAAAGACAGCGTCGTAGAATTGAGAGAAATAAACAATAAACTTACAAAATTAGTTGATAGAAGAAGTATTCTAACTTATGAAAAGGTAAAAAATATTTTAGTTGGTAAAAAAGTTAATATAGAATACACTCAAATTGAAAATATAAATGAGTTACTTGAAGAATATAAATTAAACAAGGAGTTTTATACCTATGATTACTAATGATACATTTGAATTTGTAGTACACAAAGAAAACTTCTTATCAGAAAGTCAATGTGTAAAACTAATGAGGTATCTTGAGAGAAATGAACCAACGATATCAGAACTTGCTGGTAAATATGACGATAACATTACGAACAAAGAGGTTCGTGATAACCAAGAAGTCAAAATCAATGACGAAAAACTAAACAATAAATTAAAAATGGTATTTGAATTAGCAAATCACTCTATATTTAAATACAATATACAAGAATTAGAATCAGTAAAGATATTAAAGTATGGTGTTGGTGGTAAATACAAATGGCATACTGATTGTGGAGCAAAAGAAACTTCCACAAGAAAACTAACTGCCATTGTTCAGTTGTCAGATGAAACAAACTATGAAGGTGGAGATTTAGAGTTCGGTATCACAGATGAAACAGGTAAAAATAATTATACAGCAAAGAAAACGAGAGGTAGTATAACTATCTTTCCAGCATTTCTATCACATAGAGTTACACCAATCACAAAGGGAACGAGACACTCACTAATAACTTGGATGAATGGTGATTGTTTTAAATAATTTACATTTTCAGGTTCACACAAACTATTTATTTATATCTAAGGTTATTCACTATGAAAACAAAAACACTATTTGACCACATAAAACAAGTTACAAATGTTCAGAACCAATTGTATTGGGACAACATTACAGACGCAGATAAAAAGACCTGGTCTAATTATATGGTGCATAGATTTTTATCAATGAAAGCTGAGTGGATAGAAGTTGTAAATGAAATACAACAATATTGGGAATTGAAACCAAAGTCGGTTTATCAATTCTATACAAATCTACTACCAAGAGGAAATACATACTTACCATATGTTAAATCTAAGAAGAAATCTAAGATTGAAAAGTGGGCTATGGATATATTATGTGAACACTTTGAAGAAAGTTCACAAAATATTGAGAAAACACTTGACATTATGGGTAAAGATGTCGTATATTCTATTGTATCAAAGTATGGTGTAGATGAGAAACAACTAAAAAAAATATGGAGTAAGTAATGGCGATTAAAGACGCACCAACAAAAGTTATTGATGATGTCGGTCAAGAATATGACCCGACAGATGTAGTTGGATATATGGAGAACACATATCCTGAAATGACACAAGAATTTAAAAACATACAACGAGAACAATATGAATTGTTTTGTAGAAAGCAGTTTGATTATGGCCCACAAAATATAGCAGTGGGAACAATATTAAAAACAAAAGAAGATATTAAGTTATCATTGTTAGGTGTTTGGTTTCGTATGAACGATAAGATAGAAAGATTAAAAACATTACTGATGAGAGATGATAACCACGCAGTTGAAAAAGAGGGTGTGGTTGATAGTTTTTCAGATGTATCAAATTATGGGGTTATGGCACAAGTCGTAGCAAGAGGCAAATGGGCAAAATAGGAATTATAGGACAAGGATACGTAGGTAGTGCTATCAGAATTGGTTTTGAACCACATTATGAAGTATCAACATACGACAAGTATGACTTAGCTAAGTCAACGCATAGTAAATTATCTGATGTAGTGAAGAACTCAGATGTTATATTTGTATGTGTTCCAACACCAATGAAGAAAGATGGAACTTGTCATACTGATATCGTAGAGGATGTCATTAGTGAAATAAATGAATGTGGTAATGGGGAAGTTGTAGTGATTAAGTCTACGATTCCACCAGGCACAACTGATAGATTACATAGAAAGTACAAAAACATTGATGTTATATTTAATCCAGAGTTCTTAACCGAAGCAAACTTCATTGAAGACTTCAAGAACCAAAACAGAATTATATTGGGTGGTGTTCGTAGAGGAACTACAAAACTAAGACAGATATATTCTAAAGTATTTCCACACGCAACAATCGTAAAGACGGGCGCAAAACACGCAGAAATGGTAAAGTATTTTACCAATTGTTTCTTAGCAACTAAAGTATCGTTTGCCAATGAGATGAAATACATATGTGACAATATAGATTTAGATTATGATAAGGTTGTGGAGTATGCAACATATGATGAAAGATTAGGTAAATCACATTGGGGTGTTCCAGGTCCTGATAATGATTTAGGATTTGGTGGACATTGTTTACCAAAAGATTTATCAGCAATGATTAATGGGTTCGATACATTGGGATTGTTAGAAGCAGTAGAAAATGTAAATGACCAAGTTCGTGAGAACAGAGATTGGGAACAGATGAAAGGTAGAGCAGTAGTAGATGGGTAAAATAAGTTATAGTCAGTTCAGTATGTGGGACAAATGTCCTTATACTTGGAAAGCAAACTATGTGGATAAAGCAGAGACTTTCAAGGGTAATATATACACCTTGTTTGGTTCAGCACTACACGAAACAATTCAGGCATATCTCGTGTGTTTCTATGAGAGAACAATTAAAGAAGCAGATGCCTTACCATTAGAAGAAATCCTAATGTATCGTATGAAAGAAAGCTACAAACAATCTAAAGAACAACACGGAGATGACTTCGAAGTTACTAAGGAAGATATGGCAGAATTCTATCAAGACGGAGTAAATATTATTGAAGAGTTCTTAAAGAAGAAAACAAGATACTTTTCAAAGAAGAATACTGAATTGGTTGGTATTGAGATGATTTTAGATTATGATATTTCTGAGAAGATGAAGTTTAAAGGTTATATGGATGTAGTTCTACACGAAAAGAAGACAGGTCGTATGAGAATTATCGACATCAAGACAGCTACAATGGGTTGGAATAAGTATATGAAAGCCGATAAGAATAAAACCAATCAGTTATTATTATATAAACATTTTATGTCAAAACAGCTAGATATTTCGGTAGATAAAATAGATGTTGAATATTTAATATTAAAGAGAAGATTATATGAGAATATGATGTATCCACAAAACAGAATACAATCGTTCTCACCAGCAAGTGGTAAACCAAGTATCAATAGAGTTATGAGTAGATTAGATGACTTTATGAAAGAGTGCTTTGACGAAGATGGAAATGTAGTCGTTAATGAATATGAAAAATGTGCCAAACACGTAAAGTGTAGAAGTTGTAAGGACTTATAGGAGAATGAGATGATAGTGCCAGTATTAAGATTAAAGTTGTCAGATTTTTTAGGAACAGACTTTGAGTCAGAAGTTTTAACAAAATTACACGATATAAATAATGAAGGACATTTTCCACCATTCGAAATATATCTATGGTATGATAGGGATAATGATAAAGTTGATTTAAGTCGTTTAAAAGATTTTATTGTCGATTGGGAAAGTAAAGGAGACTTTAAAAGCAAGACTATTATTGTTCCTGAATTCTTTGACAGACCAGTGGATTTTATTTGGTTTGATATATTACCAAATGAAGTATATAATAACAATTCTATACAATATTCAAGATTCAGGTGGAATTACTCAGACCCAAAGACTGGCATTTTACAAGGATTAGACGAATTCATCAAAACATATGAGTTTACAATTG